ACCAAACTAGTTCCTAAACCAAATCCAGCGCCTCCTCTCATGGAAGTTCCAATGGATGGGGCAAATGAATCTAAAATGGCGAATGCGGCAGCGGCGGTTAATGCAATGACTAAAATTTCTTCAACGTTTAATGGTTTTCTTGGAGCAATTAATGCAACTAGACCAACGGCTAAACCTTCAATCAAGTATTTGATGATGCGTTTAATGAATTCGGTTAAATCGGCGTTCATACCTATTATATAATATTGCTAATATAATATTTTTGTAGAAATTAGAAAATTAAAATAGAAATTCGATTTTTGTGAATAAAATTATATATTTATTTTAAAAACACTTAAACATATTTTTTGCTAAAGATTATTCTAGGATGTCTTCATTCGAACGAAAAAATTTGGAAAATGGAAAACCTAATCCTAAATATATTGATTTATGTGATGAAGATACACCAATTGCCGGACAAAAATTCGCATGCATGTCTTTTGTATCTCCTGAAAAGATTTTGAAGAAGCGCGAATTATTTATGTTTGACCAATTTTTAAAACAATACGATTTTACTAAATCTATGAATAAATTTTTGGATTTTGTCCATTTTTTATCCTATAAATATAATCTAAATGTCGAGGAAGTGATGAACGATTTGAATGAATTTTCGAAAGAAGAAGAAGCTAAATTAAAAGAAAGTCCAGTGGACGATGATTTCAATACCTTTATGGATAAAAATGAAGATAGATTAGCCGTCCAATTCCAACGCGAAAACGCTTTCCAAACATCTGTAAGAGGTTTAAAAGTTCGTGGTGTATTTTCAACACAGGAAGAGGCCGAAATACAATGCAAGAAATTACGCGAATATGACCCAAACCATGATATCTTTGTAGGTCCAGTGGGTATGTGGATTCCATGGGACCCAGATGCTTATAAAACCGGACGTGTCGAATTTATGGAGGAAGAGTTGAATAAACTTCATCAAGAAAAGTTGAAGAACGAAACCAAGGCCAAACAAGAGTTCGAACAACGTATTAAAGATACGAAGAAGAAGGCGATTGAAGAAAATATTAAATTGGCCGAAAAATCGGGTAATGTATTGACCCAAACCATGGACGAACAGGGTAATTTGATTGGTGTTCGCGAAACAGTTGACTTCGAAGAACGCGAGGCGGCCGATGTAGAAACCACCAATATCCGTAATGAAATGTTACGCGAAACAATTTTAAAACAAGATGACGTCAATGCAGCCGAAATAAATGAACAACGTGCCGATAGTATTCAAGTTGAAATGGACACTGACGTATAATATATTTACTTACGTGAATAAATATATTATTCTGCAAATTCACTGGAAAAATATTACAAAAAATTGAACTACTTTTTCGAAAAACCTAAATAAAAGAACCCACCAAAAACCAATCTAAAAATACTTAAATGTCCGCAATAACCCAACGTGAAATTATTGACCTTAGTTCAATAGAAGAGAACCCGAATGTCTTTGTTGTTCCTACTTCTAGAGTGAATACTGTTCGCCGCTGTTCCTTTTGCCAATCTACCGGGCACAATATTCGAAAATGTAATCATGCCGATATTGACAAATTACATACATGTGCTCAGTATATGTATTTAACTACCTGCCGTTATTTACGAAGTCATCCAAATGGAGAAAAAACTCATAAAAAATGGATAAATAAATTATCCATGAGTGATTGTAAAATCTTAGCAAAATTACATCAATTGGATTCAAATCCGCGAACAACTTTAAACGAGTATAACAAAAAGTTGCATGCGTATTACATTGAGTATGCTGAAAATGAATTGCGTAACGACCATTCGCCCAATCCAAGACAAATTATTGATATATATTTTCAAGAAAATTATGACCTATTCAGCCGACTTGTCGCGAATCTAGAGAATTGGTCAAACTTAAACGCAATGAGTTTTGCTATAGATAAATTAAAAATTATTATACAAAACAGTGGACGACACCTCTTGGATATGGGTCGTATTCGATATTGGTTAAATAATCATATGGAATTATATTACCGTGTTCATCAATTACCAGGTGTTAGTGCAAAAATGCCAATAAAGACAAATCATAATTCGTCGTTGATGAAGGAAACTCACGACGAATGTCCAATCTGTTATACCGATATGACGAATGACTCGATGGTTCAACTTGGCTGCAACCATTCATTTTGTGGCGACTGTATCATTGGTCAAATCAAATCAACGAACAAATTAACGGTCGATTGCGCGATGTGTCGCTCTACCATTAAAGAATGCAGTAGTGCATCAAACCAATTATTACAAAAAATAACATCAACTCTTGCTTAAATAAAAATAAAAAATAAAAAGTGGGTCTTTTGACTCATTTTTTATGTGATTTTCCATCCTTTACCTTGCCCATCCTTTACCATTTACTTTTTTTAACATTAATGGCCGGTGCCGCATTCTTCTTTTTGGCTTTGCTAGGGTCAAACGCTTCGTCTTCATCGTCAGAACCCATCATTTTAGATGCTTCCCAAAATTCTTTCGAACCCAGTTTAAAATCCGGTCTACTTTCCGCTTTATACCAAAAAATCTGGTCCTGTAATTTGTTCGATTTCGAATTATTATTGATGACTAAACATTCATAATTTTCGGTGGTTTGGTCCATTACCGAATTAAATGATTCAAAGGTGGGAAACATAGATGCATAATTCTCCCATATTCTTTTTCGATTTGTCATGGTGGGCTCTCTCAATATAAAAACATAATCTATATTTGTGCGCAGGTTGGGTGGAATACCTAAAGGATATTGCATTGTAATGACCAACATCACTTTCCAATGTCTCCCATTCATAAAAAGAGCACGCATCAATTTATCTTTGGTCCACGTTTGGTCATATAAACAATCATCTAAAATGACGAATGCCCTAGGGTCAGTCGTTCTTCTACGATACATTTCAACCTCTTTATGAACCGTTTTCAATACAGTTTTTTGTCGTCGTAAGACATTTTCGATGAGAGCACTATTATATTCTTCGTGAATGAATATTTTAGGCACATGGCTCGCATAAAACCCGTTACCTGCTTCTGTTCCCGAAATCACGGTTCCCACTGGAATATCTTGATGGTGATATAATAGGTCTCGCACCAAATATGATTTACCCGTATCACGACGACCAACTAATACGATGACGGGTCCTTTATTTTCATCCGGATTGAATGTAATTGTTCGCATATCAAATTTTTTCAATTCTAATGTCATTTTCCTAAAATACTATTTATATACACACATATAATATTAAAAGAATGATATTCTAACGTATTCAATATGAAATGTATTACACTCGTAAATCAATAAATAAAATTAGTTTAAATAGATTTCTTTTAATATTATTCACTAAATATACAGATTAAAGTATAATGACCGATTTAGGAAATCAAAATAATGGAAGAAATGAAAAAAATAATGAAAAAAATAATGAAAATAAAAAGATAAAAATAAATCATTGCCCCTCCAGAGAATTAGATTTAGAATATTTACAAATGGAATATTTAGATATTCAAGAAGACAAAGAACATGGATATCAACCATTCGCCATTAAAGATTTGCAAAACTATATTCCTATTTACAATCGATTCTTTGAATTAAACGAAACAAATTTCAATTCAATTAACTTAAACCATCCATATTATTTCGTAAATATGGATACGATTGAATCTTTAGACGGAATCGAACGTATAAAACAAAATGTCTTCATCAAATATTCACCACTCATAGACCCAGTAAGATATATGATTGGAAAATATAAAAACAATAGTGAAAAGGTAGTATTGTTGCCATCATTCAAAAATGGTGCCGAATCTTTGTCTAAAATGACGGACCATAACAATTCTTCGTATGTCGACGCTTTTTTCAGTTATTTAAGTAGTCAATTATTACACAAACACGGTTTTGTTCACGGTATTGATTTTTATGGTTCCTATTTAGGAATTCAAGAAACATTTAAAGCCAATATTACCGATGATTTAGAGTATTTACATAATTCGACTTATTTCAATAAAAATGTGGGGAGTTTATACACCATCACAAAACCTCAGGCCAGTGAGTTTTTGCAATTTGGCTCTCGTAACAATAAACAAAAATTGCAAATATCTTCATTGTCAAATACGCATAATTTATCTATCATTTCAATTGTAGATGAAGACCCCGAGAACATACCAACTATGAATGTAACCAATGATAATGATAATGATAATAGCGAATTGGTATATAACAAATCGAATAAGAATAATTCTGTATCTACTTCAAGTTCGAGTTCTAGTTCGAGTAAAAGCGATTTAAATTATACGAGTGATGAGGAAGAGGATGAGGAAGAGGAAGAGGAAGAGGAAGAGGATGAGTATATTCCCTCCATCGACCTCCATCGTGAACGAAGTCTACACGAAATTCTCCAGCGG